CAGATATCGAACCCTGGTATTTGTATCTGAACAATAGTGTTATTAAACAGAAATTGACAAACTATGCTTATTTACGAGCAAAATTGTGCGTCAAGTTCGTTGTTAATGCTACCCCCTTCCATTTCGGACTTTTGCGAGTGGCTTATGAACCCAATACGAATGCAGCCAATACAGGCTCACGTAGATCGGTCATTCGCACTAATCCGTCTTCGGACATCCCGTTGTTGATTCCATTGTCTCAATTACCAGGAGTGTGGATCCATCCATCTGATAATTCAGGTGGTCATTTGGAATTGCCATTCTTTAAAGAGACTAATTGGCTACCGTTGCAAACAGCAGCAGAAGTCAAGACTATGGGAGTGCTGAAGTATTATGTGGCTGCCATTCTTAACGCCGCTTCTGCTACAGCATCAACAACAATTACACTAGATACATTCGCTTGGTTAGAGGATGTTGAGTTGAGTGCAGCTACTGCCGAACTCACACTGCAAGGCAAAGATGAATACGATGGTCCCATCTCTAGTGTAGCATCAGCTGTCGCTGCTGCTTCGCGTTCTCTCGAGAGCGCTCCAGTCATTGGTAAGTTTGCGCGAGCAACTACTATTGGCGCTGGCGCAGTGGCTAGTATAGCTGGAATGTTTGGATTCACTAATACCCCTGTGATCGATGATTATAAGGGAACTATGAATATGGCTGGACCTCCTCTTGCTTCTGGCGAGATTGGTGTGCCGATTCAAAAGTTAACTTTGGATCCCAAACAGGAGTTATCTGTTGATCCCTCTTTGCATGGAGTCTCTAACAAAGACGAAATGCTGATTACAACAGTGCTCCAAAAGGAAAGTGTACTTTCTCCTATCGGGTGGAGTACAGCTGACGTCGTTGGAACAGTCATATTCAATGCACGGGTTTCGCCTATGCTTTTTGGAAAACAAGACATTTACGATGGCGACTCAAACGCTCGATCAAGTCGGGTATACCACACGCCCATGTCCTATTTGGGCATGATGTTTCAACATTGGCGTGGGGATATTATATTCGATTTTGAAGTTGTCTGTACTAAGTTTCACAAAGGACGTCTCAAGATTTCTTGGGACCCAGTTGGAACTACAGGCACAGTTGCTTTGCCAGAGAATGTTGTTTACACAACTATCCTCGATATTGGTGAAAACAACAAAGCTTCACTTAGAGTGCCTTTCCACAGCGCGTTCGCTTTTTGCCGGACACGCGGTATCGCAGCAGATAATTGGAGCCCAGCCAACTGGATGAGTTCTACACCTGCCTACGATAACGGGCTATTGCTCCTTTCGGTTTTAACACCTCTCATTTCACCAGTTTCACCACAGAACCTAGCTATTATTGTTACGGTTAAGGGTGCTCCAAATTTGGAGATGGCTAATTTACGTAGCTCATTGGCTGAGAATGAAGGGTATCCACCTCCGTCTTTCTTTGCAGTGCAAGGCTTGGATGAAGTGGATATAAATGCTACAGAAGAAACATTTGGAGACACTGGTTCAATGCATCCTCATCGGTATGCTATGAATTTTGGTGAAAACATTTCCTCATTACGAAGTGTTGCACATCGTATGTCTTTGTACGACGTTTGTGCTCCAGGTGCTCATGGTACGACGCGATTTGGACTTTTCCAAAAGTCTTATTCACGTCTACCGCTGATGTATGGTTATAACCCTAATGGACAAAGTACTGCCACAAAAGTACTAGCAGGCGTTGGTTCTGCTCCGTTCACTTTCACACCAACTCATCCAATGACTTACATTGCGATGATGTACGGCGCTGTTCGTGGCGGAACTAACTATACTGCAAACCCTAGCACTGATTTGTATCCCTATATTGGGGATATTCGAGTTCAGCGATTGACAACCACAACTAATAGTGGGAATCGTCGAGGTCGAATCGCAACGAATCTCAACACAGGAACTTCAGCTAGTGTGACTGCTGAGTATTTGAATAATGTCCACCCACTTACGGCGGGAGGATGTTTAACAAATTCACAGGCAGGCGGAGCAGTGTCTTGGAATGCGCCTCATATGGGGCCAACGAATTTCAATTTTACTGATCCAACATACTTGATCAATGGAAATCCCACAGATCAGACAAATTTCGAGTGTACTAATCTTGACATTTTGGTTCATCAAAATGCCGCGAATACTATTACCGATCAATATACTCTTACCACCTATGCAGGTGCAGGAGTTGATTGGCATTGTATTTGGCTGTTGGCATGTCCAACACTAGATTACTACGTTACGAGACCAGTTGGAGTTTAATCTTCTGCACCTACGGGTGCAATGGCGGCTTTACTTAAAAAATACCACTTGACGTGGACCGCAGAAGAGTTTCATAGACTCGATAGAAAAGGGCTAGCCCATCACAAGACGCGATGATGGGACAGTAATAAATGTTATATGCGCAACAAAAACGGGATGTTACAGTCTACCCCGTTCTCCTGTATTAGTGGAGTTTTAAAGCTTGGCCCCTTAGGTCAAAGATTCTCGTGACGGACGTTGTACCTGCAGATCTTTGATCTGTAGGGAAATTTTACCTAGCACGAGTTGTAATCTTTGTTCCCGTATGGTGCTTCTCAAGAGTTGTACAC